GTGGGTTGTTCTCACGAACGTTGGCACTGTAGGCGTTGCGTAAGCAATTGCTCAGAGCAAAAAAGAAGCCCCTGCTTTTAACGGCGGGGGCTTTTTCGTGGCTAGGCTTCGCGTTTAGGCCGGCTTTATGCGCGGAGTAAATGCGACAACGCCATCTCCGTCGACTCGCTCCTGGTTTATAATGCCGTTGGCCACCTCCGCCATTTGCTCGCGTATGGTCTCCTCGGTATCTGATAAGTCGGAATTTCCTTTATAGCAAAATTGCTTATCTTTTCCTCCGACTGAATATGTTCCTTTGATTTTCATATGATTGTCTCCCTTGTGTTTAGGTTTTCTTCGACCAGCTTTCTCAGCCTGGCTAGTGAGTCAATAGTTTCTTTTGAAAGCTCATTGCTTCGTTAAAAACCGTGGCGACCATTTCGCGTCCGCGCAATTTCACCTCATTTTTGTCACTCATGCGATTGTCTCTTCTGTTGGTTTACGCCATGTGAACTCTGTCCCGCAGAACGGGCAGTACGACGGCTTGGTCAAAGCCGAAGGAAGCTCCGGCTGATAAAGCGTGTAGAAAACGTTTTTGCAAGCCAGGCATGTGTGCTCAGCCATATCTGGAAGTGAATCACCGATGTTCATTTAGAATTCCTCGCATGGCTTGGTGCTCAATTGTTCTCGAAGAATTTTCTCAACCCAGTCAAGGTCATGCCATGACGGATAGCGAAAGATGTCCTGTCGGCCAGACCTCATGACGAGCGTCCATGCGAAGCATCCAACGTGGTCGTGATGGCCATTTAGGAATTCACGCCTAAAGCGACCGGCGAATGCATAGCATTCTTCTGGTGCGATCTCACCGAGTTCAACATTAATCAAGACGCGACATGCCGGAATCTCAGATGGAATATTCATTTAAAGCTCTCCTCTTTTGATAAAGTCGACCGTGCCTTTTGTAGCAATCGATTATGCAGCGGACGGTAACGCAGAACATGCGCTGGTTCTCAACGACATCGATTTCGATCGCCGACCAGTCGTGAATGCGAAGGGCGGTTGATGCGCTTCGATGAAGTACGCGGATCGGATCTTTTCTCGTTTGGTCAACATGGATACAAAGGTATTTCTTCAATTTAAAGCTCTCCTCTTTTATTTGCACACACACTCTGCAGTGACGCTTCGCGAGGTCTCTCCACTCGGTGTGACATAGAGCCAGCCGTCGCTAGGCTTGGGTTGTTGCTAGGGCGTCTCTGCCCGCCCTTGTTGCTGGGTAAAGAGTATCATCAATAAATTGTACCGCAAGCATTTTTTTGTACTAGGTACGAAAAAAAGAGTTGACGCACAAATGGAGTTGTGAGATAAATGTATTCGCAGGTGAGGATTAGCCTCTCGGACGACCTGCGAGCGGGGTGGGCTCTCGCTCATGATCTTTAATAGTAGAATTTAAATGTGCGGCGGAGATAGGGTAAAAGCTCTACTTAGAGACCCGACGTGATCGTTTGAACGCCCCGAGATTTGCTGAAATGCAGATGCGCATAATTTTAGACTGCGGGATAGTTCAGTTGGTAGAACGCTAGGCTCATACTCTAGAGGCCGCCGGTTCAAATCCGGCTCCCGCTACCAGCATAGCAACAAAAGAAGGAAATAAATGAAGAAGCCGCTTGATCTGTTTGTCGGTAAAAAGAAATCAAAAAAGCCAAGGCGGAGTTATGAGATTATTCTGCCAGGCAGCGATCCGCTTCAAGCCAATCGGTGCAAAAACATTTTTACCGCAATCCGTTGCAACCAGTGCGGTCACGTCTCATGGAATCAGAACGATATGAAATATAAATATTGCGGCCACTGCAAAACATTTCACGTTTAGCCAACCCAGGAAGAAGGAAAGATTATGGCAAAGAAGAGCGTATTTTCACCTGATGAAGTTTTCCAAATGATTCCAATTACCGAGGGCGATCGCGATTACGGCTATGCGATTGTTAAGCTCTACCAAAACTCGATGGACTTTGTGATGGAGTCGCTGTTCCGATTCGGGGCCACTGGAATGATTTGCAACGAGCGTGAGCCTCAGACAACCGACTTCGTTCACAAGCTTTTGGCCTCGCAGTTTTCAAGACCGGAGGACTATCACGGCAAAGAGTTGCCGGGCATGTCGCCCGGATATCACGTTTCATGCAAGGCTGGAAGCTTTCCCCACTCGCTCAGGTGGTATCGAAGCATTCGCCTACAGGGAGATTTCCAAGAACTGCTTGCCGAGGATGCCGAGCATGAGGACACTGGAACGATGGCCGTAACGCTTGCTGGAAACCTTGCGCTTAGCGGAGTCATTCCTCACAGAAAGAACGACAGTATCATTGTTCGCGAAATAAAAATCGCATCCATGCACGCCGATAAGAAGCACGAGAAGCCATGGCTTGCGATCGAGTTTGACCTTTACGTTCATTCGAGATGCTTCACCCCAATGGGGCTTCCCAGAATGCTTGACACCGGATACGTTCCGCTTGACGCCTTGAGGGGAATTGCGGAAAGCGAGGGCGCTTAGATGCCGCGCGCGACCAAGACGAAGGTGCTCGTCGAGATTGAGGCGCCGCCGAAGTCGGGGATATGGGCCGTCTTTTCTGGCGCGCCGCCGTATGAAGAGCACGCAACAATACCCGAAGCGGAAGCATGGGTTGAAAAAAATATTGATTTTGGTATGGTTCTCAGAATAGTAAAAATATCCGGAGTGTTCCGGAAAGAAGAGATCATCACGAAGAGGCAAAAGTAAAGAAGGAGAATAGCATGGGCGAAGAAAAAGTTATCGATCCGGTTGAGAGCATTGGGCAAATTAATGAGGCGCTCCAGGCCGGGCATCTCGTTGAGGTCGTCTCCGAGATTGATCCGGGTAATGGCAGTGTCGCAAAATGGTCCGTCGTAAAAGAAGGCGATGAGATTGGCGATCTTGACCAGTATCGCATCACGATCAAAGAGAAGGTAGTTGAGCCGGCTCCGGCGGCAACCACCGAGACCGAAAAGAACCTTCCGTGGGTTGTTGCAATCGCGACCAAAAGCGAAAATGGCTCAGATGTGTTTACCGTTCACGCGGACGGCTTCCAGCTTCAGGTTCAGGCCGACGCATGGATTAAGGAAAACGCCGAAGAGGGCCCGGTCTACGCGTCGGTTCGCAAGGGCAAAATGTTCCAGGCGAAGGTCGTTCGGAAGCTTCAGGAAATTTAATTTACGCAGGCCGTGGGTGTAACCCAACCGGTAACGGATCACGCCGACCGGGCGGCTGCGTTCTGTTTGAAATTATAAAAGGAGAATGAGATGAAATATATTGGAGTAAAGATTGTTGAAGCCGAGCCTATGACGGTTCGTGAGGCGCAAGACAAACATTCGACAGGAACGGCGGCGATGGATGACGCAGGATACGAAATCACCTATCCGGATGGCTATAAGAGCTGGTGTCCAAAGGCTCAGTTCGAAGAAGCGAACCGCCCGATTGACGAAATGACATTCGGCCACGCGATCGAAGCGGCCCGCAAAGGGTTGAAGATTGCTCGCGCAGGATGGAATGGCAAGGGGATGTTTGTATTCATGTCATATCCGGAAACGATTCAGGCGGAGCAGATCAGAAGCAAGCACGGCGACAGACTTGATGTTTCGGATTCAGACAGCACGATGGTTGTTTTGCCGTGCTTTGCTATGAAGACAGCCAGCGGAGAGGTTTTATTCGGATGGCTTGCGAGCCAAACCGACATACTGGCTGATGACTGGATGGTCGTAGAGTAATGGAGGGCGCGCGGATGAATGAGGAGCTTCCAGTCAAAGATTGTGCGATGTGCAAGTTTCGCGCAGTGTGCGGCTTGGCAAATCTCATCCATCCGTTGCCGCCCGCTAAATGTCAGTCGTTTGAGAAAAAGGAAACACATGAATGACAAAAAACTTATGATCGTTGCGTCCGTGCTTATGGGTTTCGGTCTGGCTTTTGATGTTTTCGCAGTTAGTGCTTTCGGAATAATTTTATACACGCTATCCATCGCCTTTCATAAATAACCGGAAAATATTATGGCATATCCAGTAGCCTCAGCAACACCAGTTCTTCGCCCGTACGTTCCGGAGCCAACGGCAATACAGTTCCACAAAAGCAATAAGGACGTTCGCGGGCTCATGGGTCCGGTCGGAACCGGCAAGACTGTGATCTGCTGTATGGAGGTCTGGAGCCGCATTTTAGAAATGCCACCCTGCGCGGACGGCGTGCGGCGCTCTCGCTGGGCTTTCGTTCGAAATACCTATCCCGAGCTAATATCTACGACGATGAACACCTGGAAGGACTGGGTTCCGGACTCGATTTGTCACATCTCAATGTCTTCCCCAATAACGGGTAAGATGGACTTCGCCCTTCTCGACGGGACTAGAGTTAAGGCTGAGATTCTTTTTATCGCTATTGACCGGCCCGAGGATGCCCGCAAGCTCAAATCTTTAGAATTGACAGGAGCGTTTCTAAACGAGGCCTCCGAGCTGGATGAAGAAGTCAAAAAGATGGCGCTTCAGCGTACCGGGCGCTACCCAGCGCTGATTGACGGAATGGATGCCGACTTCTGGACGGGCGTCATCATGGACACCAACCCGCCGTCGTCCGACCACTGGTGGTATCGCCTTTCCGAGCTTGAGTGTCCAACCAACCATCAGTTTTGGCGTCAGCCGCCCGCGCTGTTCCCCGTTGAGACCGGCGATGGCCTAGATAAACATCTCATTTACGTTCCGAATCAAGGGCAGAAAGAGGGCATCCCCGCCGCCGAGAACGTTCGCTGGCAAAAGCTTGGCTATAATTATTGGATGCGGCAGGCACAGGGTGCCGATGACGAATGGATCAAAGTCTATCTCATGGGCGAATATGGGCATCTGGTTAGAGGCCGGCCAGTCTACCCGGAGTATAGCGACGCCCTGCATCTATCAAAGGTTGAGCTGCCCACCATGCGCGGCATGCCGCTAGTTCTTGGCTTTGACTTCGGGCTTACCCCTGCGTGTGTATTTATGCAGCAGACCCCGCAGGGCGCGGTTCAGCTTATCGATGAGTGCGTCTCGGAAGACATGGATTTGCGTAGATTCTGTGAGGAGATCGTTAATCCGAAGCTTCGCTCTGAGTATGCCGGCATGCATGTGATCGGAGTTGGCGACCCGGCCGGTAATCAGCGCTCTCAGGCGGACGGGCAGACCTGTATGCAGATTCTCAAGGAATGCGGCATCCCTGCGGATATCGCTTCGACCAATAGCTTTATGGCACGTCGCGATGCGGTCGGGTTTTATCTCACGAAGCTCATCGGAGGGCGACCTGCGTTTATTATCTCTCCAAAGGCCGAAGTTTCTCGTCGGGGCTTACAGGGCGAGTATCGCTACAAAGAGCTCAGAATTGGCGGGATGAATGGCCTTAAGAGATTTAGCGAAACTCCGGACAAAAACTTTTACTCACATGTTGCCGACGCTTTGCAGTATGCGTGCTTGAAAATAAAGGATTCGATCATCAAAGCGGACTCCGCGATAAGCGTTCACGGGGAGCGCAGAGTTGTGAGAAACGTGTCGAGTGCAGCTCATAGTTAGAGAAAACTGCTTGACAGGTACTATTGTTCTAGTCTATTTCAGTATTTATGAGCAATACACCGTCCGCATTACCAGATTCGGCCTCGGATAATAAGGCCGCAGCAAAAGAGCCAAACCCGCTTTTGAGGTTTTTCTCTGCATCCAAAGTTGTCTCCGCCGAAAAAGAAGCGGCCGAAGCGAAGGTCGCTGCGGAGGAGTTCGACGACAGGCCTCAGCTTTTAAACCTTGAGAAATATCTAGCTGATATTTTTGAAGACGCCAGAAAATACAAAGAAGACGAGACCGATACTCAGTCGACAATGCTCGACAACCTTCGTCGCAGAAATGGCGAATATTCTCAAACGAAGCTTTCCAGCATCAAAGACGCCGGATCTGCCGAAACCTATATTCCTCTCACCGGCGCGAAGTGCCGCGCGATTGAGGCTTTCATCCATGACATCTATCTGAACGCGAAACGCAAGAGAACTTGGAATTTGAAACCAACGCCTGTTGTGACCATTCCCGACGAGGACGTAAAGAGAATCGTCGCAGAGGTCGCGGCGTTTGCGGAGCAGTCGCAGGGCGATGGCCAGGAGCCGGTCTCGCCGCAGCAGGCATATCAAATGGCGTCCGACATGAGAGCCAAGATTATCTCCCGCCAATATGACACCGCAAAGGACCGGGCTGAGAACATGGCGCGCCTTGTTGACGATCAGCTTACCGAGGGCAACTGGTCGACGGCCATAGAGGAGGGCTTCGGAGACCTGTCCACCCTGCAGGCCATGGTTATAAAGGGGCCGATCTTCAGAAGCAGAACCGTTAAGAAGGGCTGGAAAGACGGGAAGATCGAATACGCATCCGATATCATACCAACGTTTGAGCGCGTGTCTCCGCTTGATTTTTACCCATCCAGATTTTCAAAGAACCCGAGTGACGGCACGCCAATATGCGAAAAGGTTTCAATTCAAAGATCTTCACTGGTTGAGAACAGGGATAAAGACGGCTATGTCAAAAAGAACATCGAACATATTGCTATGCTGGATCGTGTGATACCTGCGACCAATGCCTCAACGGGGCTGGCATCAGAACGCGAAGAGGTAGAACATAGAGATAATCTCGAAACTGGAACTGAAAAAAAGAAGTCTCAGGTTGGCTCAACAATCGAGGGCATCGAGCATTGCTGCTCTGTTCGCGGGGTCGATCTCATTGAGGTTGGAATGCTTGAGGGCCCAGACAAAAAGCCGATCGATGTCTTTTTAGATTACGAAATAAACGCCATTACTGTTGACGAAAAGATAGTTTTCGTTGAGTACAACAAAGACTATCTGAGGCGTCGACCGTACTCTGTTACCGGCTTTGCAAAAGAGATCGGTGGATTCTGGCACAAGTCGCCTCCGCAGATTCTGAAGGACATTCAGGACATCATAAACGCCTCGGCTCGCGCATTGGTAAACAATCTCTCATGGTCATCCGGCCCGCAGGTTATAATCAACGACATTAACCGACTGGCGCCCGGTGAGGACATCACGAATATTTTTGTTGGAAAAATTTGGCAGGGAATTTCCGCTGGCGCGACGCCCGGCGCGAAGCTTATTGACTTCTTCCAGCCCGAGTCCAGATCTGGCGAATTGATGAAGGTCATCGGCGATTTCATGTCCATGGCTGACGAGGTTATCGAGATGCCGGCGTACAGCAGCAATAGCGATAACGTGGCCGGCGCGGGGCGCACCTCGTCTGGGCTGTCCATGGTTATATCCAGCTCGAACCGAGGAATGAAGCGGGTCGTGCTTGGCGTCGATCGGAATGTTTTTGGCAATGTCATCGGCCAGCTGGTTGATTACAATCTCGTAAATAGCGAAGACGACAACGTCAAAGGCGACATGAACTTTAGCTCCGATGGCGTTATCGCAATGATGATGCGGGAACAGCTGTCCGACCAGCGCATGAAGTTTTTGGCGGCCACTCAGAACGAATTCGACATGAAGGTGCTTGGCATCGACGGCCGCGCCAAGATCCTCGCAGACGCCCTTGAGGTTCTTGAATCTGACTATGACGACATCGCTCCGACCGAAGAGAAGATCGAAAAACTCCTCAAGAACGAAGAGATGCTTCAGTCGCAGCAGCTCCGCGAAAATGAGATAAAGATCAAGGAGAAGGAAGCCCTTGTCGAACGCGAGGCCGCCGTTGCCCAGGCCGAGCTTCAGGTCAAGATGGAGAAACTTCAGGTCGAGACGCGCGCCCAAGATTTAGAGTTCAAGAATAAAGAGCGTG